ATTAGGTCCTCTCCGTTGTAGCTTAGTCTTGCTTTCATGGTCTTATCCCCTCCTCTTGGTAAGTATTCTCTGCCGATTACCAGATTCCTCCCAGACGATTAGAAAAGGGAGAGACCGATTGGCCCCTCCCCGTTCCGATTAGTCCCGATCCTGAAGTATCTCTATGATCCGGTCTAGGATAGTTAGGTCTTCGATTTTTTGGGGCTTCGGCTTCTCGGGGGTAGAAGCTTCGATCTCCCCCCGATCGTTTACACCGACCTTTCCTCCGAGTGCGAAGATCTCTTGAAGTTTGAAGATAAAGTCCTGCTCCCTTACCGTTGGACGGCTAATGGTGATCTCCTCCTTTGCCGATTTCCTCTAGGAAGNTNCNGATTTGGTCTACCTTCCGATTAACCNCCTTTCCGGATAGGGCCGTTCCGACCGCTCCCGAAGGGGAAAAAGGGAATCGGCCCTCTCCTCCGAGCTCCGNNGCCGAAGCCCGGAGGAGAAGGGAGGGGCCGAAGCCCCTCTCCCCGGTTAGCTGGCNGCNTCNTCGGCGGCTTCCTCCTCCTTCTTGGGGAGGTACTTCGCCCGAAGCCCTTCCCGAATCTTGTGGAGTTCTTCGGAGCCTTCTTCGAACTTATACCGGGTGTACTTGCCGTCCTGGNANNNCTCNAGGCTCCNAAGGTANACCCGAACCTTNTAGGGCGTGATCTCCGGAGCTCCGGCCTGCCGAAGCTCTTCGGCCAGGTCCTTGGGGGTGACGATCTTCTTCTCCGTGGCCTGGGCCTCCGTAACCTTGGTCTCCTTTTCCTTCTTAGCCATNTTTGGTTCCTCCTTCCCCGAAGGGGGTAGTTTTTAGGGGGTAGGGGGGTTCCGAAGTTTCCCCTTCCCTTTGGCTATATTATAAAATAGGTCTAGGGAAAAGTAAATGGCCTTTTAGCTGGGCTTTTGGCCAAAGGCCAGCTAGAGGGCCTAATTTTTCTGGGAAGAAATTTTGGGAGTCCGGAAAGCCCTTCCTAGGGCCGGTCCTGGGCCGGTCCCGCCCTCCTTCCGAAGGAGGAATTTCCTTCCAGCCGGCTTTCCCCTTCCCCGGTCCCGAAGGGAACCCTCCGGTCCCGAATCCGGGGGCGGCGGTTGCTTGGGGGCGTGGCTAGTAGGGGTCGATCGTACGAACTCCATGGGGTCCCCCTTTCAACACACAAAAATATGGGCCAACCGTAAGGATGGTTAGCCCAAAATTTGCCGAGTGTCTCACTATACAACAAACACGCCTCAGAACCCCTCCCACGGCGGCTTGTAGCGGTTGTCCTTCATACGCGACGGGGGGAACAACTTGTGGGTGCGGTCTTGCCTTTCACCCCGTGGCGGCTTGAGGAGGGGTTTATGGACTTCCTCGTAATATACTTCCCGAATCTCCTCGTCGGAAATGGTGGAAATTCGCTTGCGGAGAATCTGGATCTTGGGGTCTACTACGCCGTAATTCTCCAACTGGTCGAGGACCTTCTGCATTTCTTTCGGGCTCTCGACGCGAGCCCAGCACTCTCCTTGGCCCCACAGGGGGTAGGGTTCCTTGAAGGCTAGGCAGGCTAGTGTCTTGGGGTAAAACTTTAGACACCCTGTGCAATACTCCGTAANCCTCTNGCGCCTCTCCTCTGCCTCACGGATATTCTCTCTAAAGCCCATGTGGTAGCCCCCCTCTACTGGATATTTTACCACTTCCTTCCTCTCCAGGTCTACGATCTAGTTCAGCGTCCGCCTCCCACGCTGGATTTCTAGGGGAGAACAAATGTTCCCATTTACAGATTCTTCCTGTGATCGTATACTAGGGGTGCCCGCTAAGTCTTTTTGTGTGTTTTNGGGGGTGATCGCGTGGCCAGGAAGAAGGCACTCAAAGCTCCCTCTAAGAAGCAGAACGAGCTGCAGAGGAAGGGAACCCAACGCCTCATGGAGCTGAAGGAGCAGNGGAAGGCTGAGGCCCTTCGGCTTATGGCTGAGCTTGGGACGCAGAGGAAGGTCTGCCAAGCTTTGGGGATCGACCGGTGGACGCTTACCAGCTGGAAGCGGGAGGANCCCGACTTCGCGGAGGCCATTGANGAGGCGNGGCGGGAGTATGGGGAGATGCTGGTCGACGAGGCCCACAGGAGGGCGAAGGAAGGAAGCGACGTCCTCCTTATGTTTTCTATCAAGGGCATTCTCCCCGAGTACCGCGAGAAGTCCGACTCTACCCAGGTGGGCATCGTCTTTAATGTGAACCCTGACATTATGGGGGAGGCGGATCGCAATGCCCCGATCTTCGTCGGNCAAAGGTCGACNCGCGACCGCTCCTAAGTACATCCCTACACCTAAACAGAAGGAATTCCACCAGAGTCCCGCACAGTATCGGGGATTTATTGGGGGCTTCGGGTCTGGTAAATCTGTGGCTGGGGCGATGGAGGCGTGGAAGCACATCGGGCTTTACCCGGGCAGCTTCGGGCTGATCGGTCGTCTTGAGTTTACGGCCCTCGCCCAGTCGTCGATGCGTACTTTCTTCCAGTGGGGTCCCCCTGGTGGATGGAAGTATAACTCACACGAGCACAAACTCTATGTGGACGACGGGGCGGGCACAGAGGTCTTGTTCTGGCACTTGGACGACCCCGACCCTCTCCGGTCGATGGAGTTCGACTGGGTGTGGGTGGACGAGGCGCATGAGGTGCCTGAGGACACGATGCTGATGCTGCAGTCTCGTCTCCGCGGTAGAGTAGGGCCTCACAGGATGTGGATTACAAGTAACCCCAACGGGCACGACTGGATGTGGCGCTGGTTTATTAATAAGACGCATTTGCCAGAAGAATACCAGGACGATTACTTCGGAGTCGTAGCTAAGACGGAGGACAATATCGGAAACCTGCCTGAGGGTTACTTGGACAAGCTAAAGGCTAACTACCCGGAAGAGTGGATCAAACGTTACCTCGACGCATCGTTCGATGTGTTTGAGGGGCAGATCTACCACGAGTTTTCAAAGATCCACGTCGTCGACCCGTACCCTATCCCCTCCACGTGGAAACGACTGAGGGGAATGGACATCGGTCTCACGAACCCCACTGTGGTTCTTTGGGCGGCGGTCGACCCGGATGGGCGCCTGGTTATTTACGACGAGTTTTATCGTACCGGGGCGGAACCCGGAGAGGTCGTCATGGAGATTATGCGTCGGGATGGGTTGGCGCCATGGCCTACCTACATGGATCCCTCGGCGGCGCAACGGACGGCGGCCTCTAAGATCTCTGCTATGAGACAGTATCAGGAGCTGGGACTTCGTGTTATTCCTGCAAACAACGCGGTGTGGCCTGGCATCCTGGCTGTTAAGCAGAGGCTTAAGGTAGCCTCAGACGGGTTCCCCCGGCTCTTTATTATGCGTAACTGCCGCAGGCTCATTGAAGAGATGCGGTCGTATAGGTGGGAGAGTCGCAGAAATAATGTGGACGAGCTGAATCCCCCGGAGAGGCCCCTGAAGAAGGATGACCACGGGCCGGATGCTCTCAGGTATATCTGCATGGCTTTGCCTATTTCCGAGGTTGCGCAGGAGATGAGAAAGTACGAAAGACAGCCTCCTAGGCGCCGCATACGGTCTAAGGTCGCAGGTTATTAAAGGGGTGTTGTAGTTGGCGGCACGGCTTGATCCACTTGTGAGTGAGGTTTTAGAGAAGTTTGAGGCTGCGGACTCCGCTCGGAGGCCTGTTGAAGAGCGGTGGATGAAGGCCTACAAGCTGTATCGGTCGTATAAGGAGGAGCTTCCCGAGGAGGATCGGGACCTCGCAAACCTCTTCATCCCTAAGACTTTCTCCGACATTGAGTCAATCACGCCTCGACTGGTTATGTCGTCCATCGCGAGGCGGCCTTGGGTCACTGTTAAGCCTCGGTCGAAGGATGATATTCCGAAGGCGAAGGCGTTTACGAGCCTGCTCCAGGCCCAGTTTGATAAAAACAAGATGTTCCGCAAGCTGGTGATGTACTATAAGCAGGCTCTAATCTACGGGACGTCTCCCGCTTTCATCGGTTGGAGGATCGAGAAGAAGGTCCGGAGGGTCCGTAAATTCAGAGATCGGATCGTAGCGGGAGTAAACTTGACCCAACTGAGGGGATTCCGGCAGGTTCCGTACGAGGAGGAGCAGGTTGTAACCCTGTGGGATGACCCAGAGTTCGTGCCTCTGGACATCTGGGACTTCTATCCTGACCCTGACGGTGTCAGTATTGAGGACATGGGATACATTATCCACCGTCAGTGGACGAGTGCGGCGGAGATGGAGGCTGCTGGGATCTACG